ACCACTCCCACTAGATAAAGTTTTGCTTTTTGCAAATACCGTAATTTCTACATCTTCTCCAGATATTCTCTTTGCACTTACTTTATATGGTGGTAATGGTTTTTTAGCTTTAAACTTAGGTTCTACATAAATAGCTTGAGCATCTTCTAAACTTCCTGAAATATTTCCATACATAGGGACTACTTTAACATAAAATGGAGTAGTATAAGGAATAAATAGAATGTTATCATCTGTTACATAAGTAATAAAGATTAAATCTCCTGTATTCCAAGATTGTTCTTGAGTCCAATTGAGTCCTCGTACAATTCCACTTAAATGTACTTCAGTAGGCTGAGAATTATCCACTATTTCAAAGTTTTGAAAAGCAATTAATTCTTCTTTATCATATGTAGGAGGAACTAAAACTGCTACTCTATTAGTTTTAAATAAATCGTCTCTTGGGATATTTGGATAAGCTATAAGATAATCTACTGCAGGAGTATAATATATTCCTATTTCATCGTCAATATCTTTAGTTATAGGATAATCTTTAGTTAAAGTTCCTACAGTTCCAAATCCTCGACTAGTAGTAAATAATTCATAATTTTCTCCATCTAAACTAGTATAAACAGCATAACCTGTTATATATCCTGCTTGCTTAGGTACAAAAAGCACATATGCTAAAGCATCTTTAGTGTAATTATTATAATCTAATTCATACAAATACACATACTTAAATGGGTCTAAAGTTATAGAAATTCCAGAATTTAAACTTTCTCCAGAAGATATATAGTAGGAATCAAATATTTTTTCACTATGTTGTATTAAAGATAAAGATAGTTCTGTGTCTCCTGGCTTAGGTTCTTCTATTTCGACTACTCTAAAATCTCCATTGAGTCCTATTTTGTTATTTATAATAGTAACCACATCTCCTATAGATAAAAAAGCATATTTAAGAGGAACTTTCACTTGTAAAGTACTTTTTGGGTAGCTTAACTTTTTCATTATTTTTGTTAATAATTTATAGGCTAAATTTCTATTAGATATAGCTGTTAAATCATAATCTTGAGTTATTCTTTCTCTTGAATATTGCAATGCTGCAGGATTTTCTAAAACAATTGTTCTTACTACTCCATCTTCTACAAAATTAGCTCTAAAAGTGTTTGTTAAAGTAGCCCATCCTTCTCTACTTAAATTAAATTCGCTAAAATTGTCTTCTATAGTAGTAACAGCTGTATCTGTATTTTTTAGTATTCTTAAAATTATTTTTCCAGATTCATCATAATCTAAAATTGTTTCTGTTAATTTACAAATTTGTTCTATAACATCTTGAATTTTTTGAGTAGAAGAAAAGACATAATTTAAACCTATTTGTTCACTATTAAAGTAATTAGCTGCATCTACAAAACTATCCCAATTAATGTCTATAGGGTTTATTTGAGCAAAATTAACTAATAAATCATAGATAATAGCCGCAGGGTTGTTTCCTAAGTAGTTTCCATCAGAATCATATACATCTTCATTTGGTAGTCCTGTTTCTAAAACCCTTCTAACAGTATAATATACTGCAGGAATAGATGTAACATTTTCTCCACAAAGGAATCGTTTAAAAAATATATGAGTTACTCCATATAACTTAGGATAATAAGGTAATGATATTAATTGAGATAAGGAAGAAGTATAACTGTAAGTTGTAGAAATAGGAACTTGAATTTGTTCATCCCAAATATCTTGAGTTCCATCACTCCATACATAAAAACTACAGGAAATTTGCTTTGATTTATCATCAGATAGGTAAATTTCTTCAATAACTGCTTTACCCATACAAAGTGCTTGCCACATATCAATATAGTACTTATACCCAGTTAAAACCTTTTTAGTATGATGAAATACAAATAAGGATGTATAGTGAATAGATTTAGTAACTTCTTCTGTCTCTAAATTACCATACCAAATTATATTACCTAATAATTTAACTCTACCATATATAACAGGAATAGGTTGTCCTTCATTTGCTTGAGTAATACTGAAATCTGCAAGAGATGCTGGTTTTAATTTTTTAGTAGAAGGAACTGAACTTGATAACTCATAAGTTAAAGCAGCTAATCCACCTATTACAATAGCAGCAAGTAAGGAAGCTCCCTCTAAGTAAGCACTACCTGCAGTTATTAAACCTACTATTAAAGCCTCTGCCATGTATTACTCCTCAACTTTTTCACACAATCTTAAAGTAAATTTTAAATATTTATTCCACTTGTTATTAAGATTTGATATTTTAACTCCATACTTACCACAATGAATAAACTTATCATTTGCTATATAAATTCCTAAATGGTCAACTAACCCTCTTTTTGAAAAAATGTTAAAACACAAAAAATCCCCTAAAAGTAATTCTTTATTAATTATCTTTTTTAAAAAATACTTAGAATAATTAGTTATGTGATAATACAATAAATCTAGTATTAAACTTTTTTTATAAGTATAATACCAAGTAGGGCTATAATAAGGAATGTTTATTTTAGAAATAATGTTACATTTTTTCATTGCTATTGCTATAAAAGTTCCACAATCAGTTCCTACTAAAGGAGAATTTCCCATATGTTTATATGGAACTCTTAACCATTTTACTAACTCTTTTATGAAATTGTCTCTTAAATTAATATTATATTTAAATACTTCTATATAATTAGGCAAATTACCATCCCCACATAACAGGATTTTTGGTAGGAATGTAAGGAAATCCTAAATAGTTATCTAAATTATTAAATCTATTTTTACAAGTTTCTGGAGTTTTATCACATCCAGGATATACTAAAATAGTTTTTCCCTGTATATCTTCATCAAATGGAGCATGTAAGTAAATATATCCATTAGTACTATCTTGATTTGTTATCAATCGATAATCGTTTTCATAATTAACATATCCATTAACAAAGTAAGTAGAATCACTCGTTTTAAATGCATCTGCATACAAAATTTGTGGGTTTCCATTTACATAGGATGCTGTAACACTTACTCTATAAGTTATAGGATTTACTTTACATCCTAAATCAAATAAACTATGATTACAGTATGCACTATAAATGTATGGTGGAAATAATGATTTATTTAAAGATAGTATATCATTTACTTTCAATGTTATAATATTGTTACTTACTCCAATTACATTTCCATCTCCAACAAAAAGAACTTTTACAAAGGAATCTTCTAAAAAGTATCGTCTGATAATAACCCTGATTTTAGGGACAGTAACATCAAATAAATTATATTTAATTTCTTCTGTAATAGCAATAGATAAAGTTATGTTTCTATCTCCATAATTTTGTTTAGATATAGTACTTCTAGTTATAGCAGAAGGAACATAAGTATTGGAATTATACTCTATTTTAGAATGGTATGTAGTTAAATAAAAAGTTTTGCTTGGGAAAGAAATATCGTATAAATCTACAAAAAAAGGAAGTTCTATATTATTTAATTCAGTTTGATAATCTGTTGCCATATTTAAGTCTCCTTTAACTTATTGCAGGAAATAAAATATCATATTCAGTAGGAATCTCTATAAATGAGCAAGAAACTGTAGCTAAAATTTTATCATTTTTAGTAAAATGCCAATTTATAGATATAGAACTGTCTAAAAATCTAGCTACAAGTAATTTGCTAAAAACTTTTACTGAATTTATGTTTATTGATATTGGCATACTTGTATATAAAGTAATTTCTTCTTCTCCTGTTGCAGTTGAAGTTATATTAGAAACTCTTCTTGTTATAAAAGTTCCAAATTCCCAGTTTAAAGAACTATCTCCACTAGATTCACTTGTGGGAATAAATAAAAAAAGTGTTAAGTAGGATGCTAAGTTATATCTTAAATGAACATCTTTTATGTAAATAACAGTATCATTAATTATTACATTTCTTGTTAAAGTAAAATCTTTTTGCCAACAAGGTAAGTAAAAAGTTTTATAACTTCCTTTACAGTTTTCAAAAAATTGTAAAAATGCTTTTAGTGAAGTTCTTGAAGTAAAAGTAAAAGAACAATTAATTTTATAAAAGTTTTTTGTAGTATTTGCTAAAGCTCTTTCAACTGCAGGAAGTAAAGAAATATATTCTCCACTATTTATTAACTCTACAGTATAATCGTTAGCATTAGGAATCCAAGCACATATAGGAATATTACTGTCTAAATTATCTGTATAAATCATACCTATTAAATTCTTGATATAATTTTATAAATTAGTATTAGCTTCTTCTAGTTCAATAGAATATTTTGAATACTTAGAACCATAGGATTGAAATTTAAAAGATTTAAACTTACATATTAGCATAGGAAAAATGTAAGTACTTCCTTTATAAAAATCTTCTCTTACAGGAGTAGTAATCTCTATGTATTTTTCTTCTGCATTTATATAGCTTACAGTATAAGCTCCAATATGCTTAGTTTTTTTATCATACATCAAAATATAATTAGTTTTATATAAGTAGTAATAATCTGAAACATCCTCTTTAAAAGGAATATCTAACAAATTTATAGCATTGTCTGTATTTAAACTTAAAGCTTCTGGAGTATAAGGAACTCCAACAAAAACTCCAGAAGCTTTCTCTAAATTTTGCTTAATCCAGTTAGCTCCTTCATCATCTATAAAAATTTCTCCACTTATTTTTACAAACAATTTATCTGATAATAAACTACGCTGTTCAGAATAATTTAAGTCTTTAAATATTCCTACTAAGTATTTATGTTCAACAGTTAAATTATCTGAAATGAAATCTATAAAAGGAAGTAAAATAACTCTAATTCCAGTAAGCTTAATATAATAAGTTCCTATATCTGTAACAATTTCTATATTACCATTTACTATAATTTCTCCTTCTTTATCTACTTCTATAGTGGCAGAAATACTTTGTGTAGGATTAATTGTAGTTAAAATACTTGGGATTATTTGAACATTAGATAAGTCAATATAGTTGACAGCAGTAATAGTTGCAGTTTTATTTAAATAAGCATTCCAAATTGTTAAAGGAACTTCTACAGTATTTACTATAAAGTTTAATTCATATTTTTCTTGAGTAATCCAAATATTGTTGTACAAAAGATTAAAGTAATCTGAAGGAATTAAAAGATTTTGTGTTAAAGGATGAGAAGGGAAATTTGTAATATTAATATTTCCTAAAAATGTTGGAGATGAAAATACAAAAGATACAGTTTCTAAGCTATATACAGTTCTAGCAGATAGATTAGGATTTGCTAATGGAATAGCTGAAGTAGGAATTATCCAAGCCATTAGTTTACCTCAATCATTACTCCATAGTTACAATCATAGTATAATAAAGGCATTGCTATAAATTTGCGAGTTCCATAATATATTTCTTGTCCTGCTATAAAATAAGGATTATGAACACTTAAATAATAAGGAAGTTCTCCTATAGGGAAGAAATAATTATACCCAGCAATAGTATGTTTAATAGAAATTATAGGTTTAAGTAAAACAGCTTTATTAGTATAAGAATTAAAAGTTAAAGCTTTATCATAATTAAATCCATAATAAGTATTAGGGGGATAATAGTCCCCTCCTTTAAAAGCTGATTTATAAGAACCTAAAACATATGCATAACATGTAGAAGATAATCCAAGTAGTTTAGTATAATATCCACTAAATTTTGTTTCGTTTAAATAATATATACTAAACACAAATTTAAATGAATCAGTTGCTAATGTGTAATATGGGGATGACATAGGATTTCCACCTAATCCTGAAGTATAATAAACATTATTATTAACATTAAATGTTTGTCCAGAAATAATATGTAAATTCCCAAAGGTTTCACTGTTTCCTAAATAAGAATCAATACTACCAATAACAATATGATTTATAATTCTTTGAGAGGAAAATGTAGTAGAAGTTATTGTAGTAAAAAGATTAGCAAATAAAGTATAATCAGAAAAAACCATTAAACAAGAAGAGTTAACAAATATATACTGTTTATTTACTGGAAATTGAATAGGTTGCATCTTAACTGGAGTATTATACGAAGATATTGATGACCATACCCCAGGTTGGTTATTTACTGTTAATGAAGAATCAAAACCAAGATTGGAATATAATCTTATATCATAAAGATTACTTCCATTTACCACATAGCTATTGTTTCCTGCATAAACCCATTGAAAAGAATAGTATAGCTTTTGATTACCGTTTCCTAGAGAATGTAAATATAGCTCTCCCTCATCTCCAGAAACATACTTATCAATAGTCCATCCATTAAGATTTGCTACAGAAACTAGGTTATCAAAAAATTGAGAAGGGGATTGTATGTTAGAAAAAGTATAATAATTAAATGTTGCCATAATTTACTCCTTATTCACATTTTATAGCCATATAACTATCATATGTATTTCTAAAACAGTCTTGAAATACTATATAAGTATCTGTACCAATAGTAATAATACTCTCTGTAGTAATTCCTACATAAGGCGTAAAATAACAACTTTCAAATTCTCCTAAAACTTGGTTGTTGTAAGTAATATAAATAGGAAAAATTACTGGAGAATACCCAGAAATATAATCTATAGTTAACCAATGAGCTGTATTATTCGTTGTAGGAGATAAAGTAGCATTTCTTATCCAAGAACCATCTACATTAATTAGTTGATTATTATAATATCCTATGGTTCCAAAATAAGCTTTTGCTATAAAATGTCTATTAGTATCTGTAGAATCATACCATTTAATATAAGTATTTGCTACATTACTATAACAGATATTTAAATCTCCTATGCAAGTATATGGATAAGGATATTCTGCAGGACTGCCAAAAGGAAAAAACTTTCCTATATAAGCAAAAGAATAATAAGTATCACTTCTAACTACTATAATAATTCTTTGTTTACTTGAAAAAATCCACATATCCATATATCCATTCCACATCCCAAAAGCTGATTGAAAAGTTCCATCACTAGTTACATTGTTAGGATTTCCTACAGTGGTATCAAAAAAGTTAGTATATCCTGGGATAAACATTTTATAAGTTTTTAATAATACATTAGCTTTTCCATAACCAGCACTACACAATAACATTCCAACATTTATTGATTCTGTACCTGAAATTCCCGTATTATTTAATACAATTTGAACTCTTCTAAAATTTACTGAATAAGTTACTACTGTTCCTGTAGTAGTATTAAGTAAACTAGAAATAGTGTTTATTCCACTTAAAAACTTAACTCTCCCTAATAACCAATCTACTTGATAATCTACTCCTTCTGTTAAAGAAATAGTTCCTACACTAAAATTATAGTCTGTAATACACCCTACAGGCAAGTCATACCAAGTATCTAAAGCATATATTGTTATACTTCCTGAAAAAGTTATATAATCAAAATTTGTATCTTGTGTATCTACTTCAGAATGTACAATTTGCCAGTCTCTTCCAGGAGTAGTAGAATCTCCTGTAACAAATCTTAATATTTCTGTAAATGCTTGTGCAAATCCTGTTACTGATATTTTCCCACTATATGCCATAGTTTACTCCTTAAGTTGCTGTTAATAAAATCTTACGCACTTTATCTGCTTGTAATCCTATAACATTTAGTACAGTTTTTTGTCCTTCTGGAGTACTTAAGTATTGAGCTATTAGTTTAGGGTCTAAAACATTAACTATGTTAACATGTGTAGGAGAAGATTGTGCAGGAGAACTTTGTTGATTTTTATCCCCTACAAATTTTACAGGAATTGCTTTCCCATCAGGTAAAGGTACAACTGCTTCAGGATTTTTTCCTTCCCCTATAATACCTATAGTAGGTCTATTTACAACTCCACCATATGCAAATTGCTGAACAGGAATAAATTCTCCTGGGAATATAGCACCTTTAGCAGCCATTGCTGCAGAAATTCCAGCTTTAGCTAATGCCTTGTATATGGCAATTTTAACTAAAGTGTTTACTATAATTTGCATTATAGATTGAGTAAAATTAGCAATAAAATCTTTGAATTTTTTAAATTTCTTTGTCATTAAATCCATAATTAAATTACTAATAGTAGAAGCTGTTACATTTACGATTTGAGAAATAGCAGAAACAACCATTTTTGAGGTAGTTCCCACTTGCTTCATCCAATCTGCTAAACCCGCTTTTAAATATTGAATAGTTATTCCAAATTTTCCTAACTTTTGATTTAATTCGTCTATACTTTGTTGTCCGTATGTACCTAATAAAGAAAATAAAGAGTTAAAAGTAACATAACTCATTTTACCTTCTATAACTAATTGTATAAACTTTTCTTTAATTGCATTTAAAGAGTTAACAATTCTATCATAATTTAATTTAGCAGTAATGTCTCCTTGAGTTTTCCACTTTTCATTTAACTCATCTAAAATAATTCCTAAATTTTTTCCTTGTGATTGTAAAAACTCTATGTATTGTGAAGTTTTATATAAAGAAATTTTAGATTCTATAGGTAATTTTTCTAATAATTGAGTAAATTCTTGTAAATTTAAGTTTCCTTGTGAAAATTCTTCACTAATTTTTTGCCCAGCAGATTTAAACTTTTGTTCTACATTAATTCCATGTTTCTTTAAAACTTCTAATTTATCATTTAATACTGTTAAAATTTTATCGAAAGTATCAAAATTTTTAGCACTTTCTATGCTTTTATCTAAATTTATAGATAAGTAATGTAATGCTTGAGCAGAACTATATCCTAATTTTTCTAATTTCTTTAAATTATCTATAGCTACATTTAAATTACTTGCAGGACTTAAAATTAAAGATTCTTTTAACTTATTTCTAAGTTCTTGTGGAAGTGAATATAAAATCTTTTTCAATGTAGAAGCTTTTAACAATCCTGCATTCCATAATTGAAGTGTTTTTTGTAATACAACTTCATAAGCTTTTGCAGGAGAAATATTAAGTACATCTTTCAAGAATCCTTTATAAGTACTAATATCTTTTATTACCTTTAATAATTGTTTACCATTAGTAATTTCTTGATTAATATAATTAATAAAAGATTTTTCCATAGATTTTGAAACTACCGAAGCAGAAATACCTGCTTTTTCAAAAGCTAATTTCAATTGAATTAATTGCTTAATTGATAAAGAATTATTTTTTAAAAAGCTATCAGTAACATTTACTAGTTCTTTATATTTTTTATTTAATTGAGCTAATGCAATAGCTTCTTGAATACTACTATCTAAACCTTTTCCCTTACTTTGATTTAATTTTTGGACAGTAGATTCTAATTGTTTATAAGTTCGTAATAAAGCTTTAATATCATTTATATTAGATATAGGATATTCAGTAAGATATTTCCATTGTTGATTTAAAGTTTCAATTTTGTCAGATAAATTTTTAATAGAGGCAGCTACAGATTCAAAAGATTTATTTTCTTCTTGAATTTTTCCTTTTTCTTTAAGAATAGTTCCACCTAGGTTTTTATATGCTTTTTCAAGATGATTAATTTCTTCCTTTAACTGATATAAAAGTTTAACTTGTCTAACAAAATGTTGAGAAGTGGGAGACAAATGGGAAAAAGTTTTCTCTAAATTTTCTCTAACAGATTTACTTAAATCTGCTGATTTTGCTTCAATTTCTGCAAAAGCAGCTAGTTGTTTAACTTTATACTTTCCATAAAATTGTTCATATTTTGAGCTAAAGTCATTTATTAAAGTATTTATCTCTTCATCAATATTTTTCTTTACAGCACTAAACACATTGTCTAAATTATTAAGTAATACCTTTTGTAAAGCTTTAGCATTTTCTGTAGAAGGTAAGCTTAACAATTTTGTTACTGCATCTTTATATTCTTGATAAACTTTTTCTCCGCCATATTGTCTAATTAAGTTTCCTATTTTTTCAAATGAAGATTTATATAAAGGAACAGATTGAGCTAAACTTTGAGCAGGTAATTGCAGTATTTCCCCAAATTTAATAAGAGTTTTTAAATTATCTTGAATCCAAGCTGGAATCATTTGCTTTTGTCTTTTAATTATACTTTCTACAAAAGAAAAAGCACTTCCTAAAGTTAATAAAATTCCTATTACAGGACGAGTTTTTATTAATAAAAGACCTATAGATGCTGTAAAAATTTCTATAGCTTGACTAGCTTGCAGAACATGGGTTTTTAAAGCTATAATAGTTCCTAAAAATGTACTTAAAACTGCAATAACTGTACCTGCTTTAGTTGCTAAAGATGCAAAACTTAAAGTTCTTATAGCGATTCCTAATTCTTGAACACCATTCCTAAATGCTACTAGAATAGGTAATGCTACTTCTAAATTACTAGTAATAGTTCTTATATTTCTAGCTAAAAGAAGCATTCCAGCAGTCATCAATCCTGCTTGACCAAAAGTACTTCTTAAAAATCCTGAAAATATTTTAAATGAGTTAGAAAGACCACCAATTAAGTCTAAAAATAGTGGTTTAGCAAAATCTCTTAACTCTGCAAAAGTACTTCTAATTTCATTTCTAAACAATTTAAATTGAGCATCTATAGATTGGGTATAGTTTCGTATCATTTGATACAAATCATCTCCAGATATTGTTTCAGCTAAATCTTCAGCTTGTGCTTTAAGAGTATCATATCTTTGAATTAATAATGCTAATGCACCAGCAACCCTAGTCCCCATTAAGCGTAATACATCAAACGCTGTAACTCCCTTTTCTTTTAGTTTTCCTATAACTTCTACTAAACTATGAGTTTGTAAATTTAAGTCTTCAAAATCCTTTTTAGTAAAATGCAAGTTTTTAATTAGATATTGTTTAAAAGCAGGACTCATATGAACTAAAGCTCTATAAATTTGTCTAATAGCAGTACCTAAAGTAGAAGCTGTATAATTTCCCTTATCCCTTAAGACCATCATTATAGCCAAAACATCTTTAAGACTATCTTTTGTAGTAGCTAAAGAACCTGCTACATATTTCCAAGCATCTGCAACATCAGATAAATCTAATTTACTTTTATTAAGAGCTACAGCTAACATTTGAGTTACTTTATTAGCATCAGAAGCGTATAAGTTATAAGTTCCTAAAATACTAATAATTAATTTTCCAACAGTATCTAAATTTTCTCCAGTTACCATTGCCATTTGAGCAATAGGTTTAAGTACCATTGCTACTTGAGAACCACTCAATCCAGCCCTTGCAAGAACTGTTGCGAGTTGTCCTATTTCTCCTATAGAAAATGTAGTGCTTCTTGTAGTATCTATTATAGCCTGTTTAAGAAGGAGCATATCTGTCTGAGTTGCTAATGCTTGAGCTTTTACCATAGAAAGAGCTTTATCATAATCTAAAATAGCTCCTATAGTATCACGAAACATATCTTCAAGAGTTCTGATTATCTGAAATCCTGCAATCCATCTAAATTCTGCTTTCAATAAACGAACAAAATCGCTAGTTTCTTTACGGAACTTTTTAAATCCTATTCCTAAAGTTTCTAAATCTTTTTGTGTAAGACCTAATACTTTAGCAAAATCATATATACTTTCTTCAACTTTGCGTAATTGCTGAACAGCTTCACGGACACCCTCTAAGACTAACTGAATTTCTATTTTTCCAGCACCAGAATCTATTCCTAAATCGATTGCCATTTACTTCTCCTACTTTTTCTTCTTAGTTATCTTATATATACCTAAAGTCATTAATTCTACTTCAGCTTTTTTATCTTTTCCTACTTTTAAAATTCTTGAATTATCTGCTTGATTTGTAGAAGAATTCTTATACGCTTCAGCTTCTTTTTTCTTTCTGTAAAGAATAGCTTTAAATAAGTAATCTATTTCATCTTTAGTTAAAGATAAAATATAATCTAAAGTCCACCCATATTCAAAAGCTAATAAATCTATTACTTGAGCAATAGGATATTCTGGTAAAGTTTCTTCACTTACTTCTGTTGATTCTGTAGAAGTACTCGAATTTTCTCTTGAAAGATTTTTCTCAATCTGATTATAATATCTGATAAAAAAGGGGTTACTATCTCCATAATGTCTTCTAAAACTAATTCATTTTCAATCTTTTCCCTATCCATTTCAGTAATAATTTGTACTAATTCAGTTAACAAATCAGGAGCTTGTTTTAAAATAACAGAAAATAGTTTTGTAGTAGATAAATTTTCACTTAAAGAGATTTCTTCTCCTACACCTATTAAATTAATCTCTTCATTAAATGCTTCTACAAAATCTCCAAGAATTTTTAGAAATTGAAGTTCTTTTTTCCAAGATAATGGGGAAACAGTAATAGTTTCCCCATTATGAAGTGAAATTTTAATAGGTTCTCTTATAAAAGTGGATACTTCTTTTTTAGTTTTTTCATCAAGCATAAGAAAGCACCTCCACTTGGGCGTCTAAGTTTAAATTTTAATTATTTATAATAAATAGCCCTATAGGGCTTATGCACTTATTCTTTCAATTTCAATCATACTAGCTGTCTGAGAAAGTTCTCCGTAATAAGCATAATCTACTGTAATAGTAGTATCACTTAAACTAGTAAAAGAGATTGCTCCAGTATCATAGGCTATAGTTCCTACACTATTTCCTGCACTATCCACTAAAGTTCCACTTCCATTATCAGTAACAGTTCCTATACTACAGGTAATTTTCACAGAATAAGCTAAAACATTTCCATTAGCAAGATTTCCTGTAAATCCTGAAGTTGCAGTATTGCTTACAGATTCTCCATATACATCTATCCATCCATAAAAAGACTTGAGAACTCTAAAATTCATTTCAAACTGGTGAACATCATCATTTCCAAAGTTTACTTCCATTGCTCCTGTTGGATTGGCTTTCCACATTTTTATCTTAATAATATCTCCATTAGGCATCTCGTGAACAAACATTAAACTAAAAACATCAAGTTCCATACTTCCACCAAAACGCAACTTATTTAAAGTAGCATCATATTCTCCACCACCTAATGCTCTCTGAATGTTTTCTAAGTTCCATTCGATAGAAGGGATAGAAAATTCGATGGTTTCACTTTTAACAAAAGATTTCACAATAAGGTCAGGAGTTCCTTGAACAACATCTAAAATATCTCTATTAATTCTGAGAACAGACCCTGGCTTGACAGCTCCAACATCTATATGAGGATACATAGGTTTGTCATTTGTAGTATCGTAAGGGGCTACATATAAAATTCCAGAACCAAAACTGAAATTCTTTGTATCATACTTAGGGACATTAGCCATAGTTGGTTACCTCCTTAATTTACTTTAAAGCCTTATTTTATGTAATTCTATTTTGTTAACTTTACCACACTTTCTACAAATAATTTCTAACTTTCCAAAACACTTCATAAACAAATCTTTATATTTTATTCTATAACAATTTTCTTCTACATCATATAAAGCTAAAAGGTTATTACAATCTTCACATCTAACTTCTTTAATGTGCTTTCTTAACATTTGTTAAATTCTTACAGTTTATAATGTAGTTAATCTTATTTTCCAAGAAGAAACTATAGTGATAATTTGACTATCGTAATCAATAGCTTCAGAATACCCACCAAAGAACTCTGCTTTATATCCCACATTATAAGTAGTATTAGTACTTTGATAACAGTTAAAGTTTTTTATTAATATATCAAATAAAGATAAAGCTGTACTTAATTTTTCCTTGCAAAATATAGAAAATAAAGCTATTAAGTCGTAATAGCCATAATAATTATTTCCATAAAATAAAGGGTCAATTTTAACAACATCTATCAATAAAGCAGGAAATTTTGGGTCTCGTCTTTGCAAAGTGTATATATCTGCAAAGTTATTAGCAATATCAGGAATACTTTTTAAATCTTGTACTAAAGCTGCTAAAAAGTTTTGTAATAAAGTATTAGCCATTTTATGTTCTTACTTCTTTCTTTAATTTATTCTTATACTTTCTCATATAGTATCGTATCTTCCTATTAAAATACTTTTCAATTTCTTCTTTATGAATTATACAATAAAGTAAATGTAAAGGTCTAGGAATCATTTTATTTGTTCCAAAAAATACATACTCAGCGTGAGGACATTTTTGAGTATCTAGGTAAATTTTAGTAATAGCTTTATTTCCCGTATATTGTATTGTATCGTCATATTTTACACTTCTAGCTAACAATCCTGTTTGTCTATTAATCTCATCTAATCTTACTCCACTAAACTTTAAAGCAGCTAAAGCTGCAACAATAGCTCTTAAATTAGAAGAAGCAAAAGCTCTTATTTGATAATGTCTTTTTGCATAAGGATGGTCTAAATATCTTAATTCTTGTAAGCTTAATATTCCACTTAAATATTCTTTAATAAAAGATTTTCTCATATATTGAGTTGTACTTTTAAGAGATTTTTCTATAGATTCTTTAGCCCACTTATCCAAATCAGTAATTTCTATCTTAGTTTTCATTTTAAATTTCATTTTATTACCCTTTTAATTCTAATGTTAAAATATTTAAAGAATGCCTTCCACCTAAATCTATTACAGGTAAAATTTGTTTAATTTGAAAAGTAAGATTATTCCATTCTAACTTATCTTCAGGCGAGACTTCTACATTTGAGGGAATAATACATTCATAAACAATATCTTCTATAATACCACCTTTTTCTGTTACAATTTTACTTCTTTTAGCATTAATATATCCCATTACTTCTATTTGAGTTTCTTCATAATCGTATTCTCCAAATTCATTCTGAACTGGGGTTAGGTGAGTTATTAAGACTTTATGACAAAGACAATTTTTAAACATTTTTAGCAAAAGGTTTTAAAAGTTCTTTTATTTTATCTAATGTAGAATCACTTAATATAGCATCTACACTTAACATTCTTATTCTATCGTAATTTTGATACTTCATTAAACGATACAAATATCCAACTAACATTGCTAAAGCAGTATATACTGTTTCTGGAATAGGGTTATACCCTGCAACATAATCTATAATTAAATATTCAATACTAGTAGGAAGTCTGTATAAAGTTAAAGTAGTAGAAGTATTTAATTCTAAAATTCCTGCTTTACTATCTAAAATAGTATAATCTGTAATAGCATTTCCAAAGTTATCTACAATAGACTTAATTTCTAATATAGGAAAGTTTTCTAGGAAAATTTTAGTATCATCTTCAGGAATGTAGTACTTTTCTTGAAAGGATTTAGGTAATAAAATTCCACCTATGTAATCATTTATCCAATCTCTAGCTGTTAATACTAAACTAGGTAATACACTATAATCAATATTAATATCATCAATAAATTTTGCTATGTAATTGTAATCTACTAGAAAATCAACTTTTTCTAAAGGTAAAATATCTACAAATACTGTTGACTTTCTAGCAATTCCTAAACTATCTGTACCAGAAGCAATAAAATAATAAGTACCATTTAAAGATACATCTGGAGTGTATAAAAGGAAGTATTCTTGTCCTGCGGTATCAAAAGAAATACTTAAATCGGAATCTACTAAAGAACCATCTTTACTTGAATAAAGATTAGCTATAGGATTAGTTATATTAGTTAAAATATTACCTTGTTCATCATAAAAAGAGAATACAACTTTTCCTTGCTGTCCAGCAATTAGTTTTAAAGCCACTTTTCATTACTCAGAAACTTTTCTTCTTCCCTTTTTATTTTTCTTTTCAATTAGAATAAATCCTTCTTTTAATAACCTTTCAACAGTTTCTTTTCTTTCAACTTTAGCAATTCCATTTATAACCTTGACATTTTCATAATAAGTAGGTATAACAAAGTACTCAGGAAACTTTTCCATTCCTACATACTTTAGTTCGTACATCTTTACTCCTCTTTTTTTGTAAAAATGTCCCCTAGGGGAATGGATTGTAATTAGGTTGCTCTTTAAGAAATAACATATACCGTATAATTAACAACTATATCCTGTGCAGCAGTAGCAGGATTAGATACTCTTACAGCAAACTTGTTCTTTCCGCCATTTATTAAGATAGCTTCACCAACATTTGCTACTACTTCAGGAACTCCAACAATAAAATATTTATCTTCCACTTCTATAACAGCATCCTCAGTTCCACCTGCAGGAACTAAAGGAACAGTAATAGAACCTTCTATCTTTTTTAATGCAACCAAATCAGGATAATTAGGTCTTGCCATTTTATATTCCTCCTGTTATTTACTTAAAAAATTAAGGGAGAGCTGGGTATAAAATTGCTCTCCCTTAAGGGTATAAAAAGTCAAATATCATTAAGCAGTCTTAATTCCAAAAACTACACAATGCATCTTAGGATTCTTAACAACAGGAGTAATATACTCCCAAACATCATACTGGGTGTACTGAGAAGATGCAACAGGAAGCTCTTTAGAGCGCAAACTTTCAAGCTCTGCTACAAAAGCATCATTAAAGTTTAATATAACCATACAAGTAGTATTTCCACCAGAAAGAGCAGAAACATACTTATTTACACCTGCTCCGTCATAATCATATACAAGAGTATCAGGAATTGCAGTAGAAGTAAGAATAGGAATTCCTGCATATTCCATAACTCTAAATCCACCACGAATCTCTACAGTATTAATAAATCTCTGCTGTGCCTGCAAGAGTCCCTGAAGAATTCTACGACCAGTCTTAGAACAAATTATCATAGAAGGATTTGCATGGCACTTATCAATAGCTTCATCTAACTTAGAAAGAGTTAACTCTCCACCAGTATCATCAGTTCCAAGCAATACAAAATTACCATTTCCATCGTCAACTATCTGCTTTACTAATCCATCTGCAAATTCAGTTCCAGAATACTCACCAACATTTCCAGTATAATTTCCCCAAATTAATGCCCACTGTTCCCACTCTTTAAACTCATTAATTCTACTTTCAAGCTCTTCTCTTAAAATGTCAATATAGTTCTGTCCAGCAACCTGAGCAAATCTGGTTACCTTTACAGAAGTACCATAAATCTTATAGGGCAAGGAAATTCTGGCATAAGTTCCAGTTGCCTCTGTAAAAGTACCAGTATCTGCAATAGCTTCTCCATAAGTAGCAGAAGGACTTCTACGGTTAAACTGATAAGCAGTTCCGCTTCCTTTCTTTCTAGGTAAGTTCTGTCTTAAAGGGTTTTCAGAATAAAATAAATCAGCTATAACTTTATCAACTACTTCCTGAACAAGAGTACCATCTATAGTTGCAGCATCTAAAGCTTTTTCTAAAAGTTCCTTTGTTACCTTGTCCATGTCTTTATACCTCCTTAAAAGTAAAAATTTAGTTTTCTATTTAAATTACTGTTTTGCCTGCATAAGTACTTTTAATACATCAAGCTTCTTCTCAAGAGGAGCTTTCTCAAATTCCTCAGAATTTATAAACTTTCTAATGTCAAAGTCCTCTTCTTCTCCTCTTTGAGAATCCTTTCCTTTAGTAACAGGCTCTTGCTTAACTTCCTCAAGCTCCTTTTTAAGAGAATCAACTTCCTTTTTCAAATCCTCTATAGTCTTAGTAAGAGCCTCTATAATCTCTTTATCCTTATTTACTTCTTGAATATCTTCCTTTTTATCCTCTACCTTTTTATCTAAATCTTTCTCAAGAGTTTCATTCTTCTTTACATCTTCAGCCATATCTAAATCCTCCTCAGATTTTTCTAAATTCTTATGTGTTTCTAAGCTTTTTTCTTTGTTTTTGCCTAAAAATTCAGATAAAACTTCACTTACAACTTCTCTAACTATTTCTTTTATTTTTTCAAAGAAAGTATTTTCATCTAATTCTATATTATCTTCTTGAGAATCGTTATCATCATTACTATTATCTTCTTTCTTTTTACCTTTCTCTACTTCTTCTAATTCCTCTGAATCATAAAAAATCCAATCATCTTCTATTATATCTGTTTCATCTATAGACTTTTCTAACAATTCTTTTGTTAGTAATTGTTCCTCTTCTTGAGAGAGTTCTTTATCATTTAAGTCTTTTTCTATAATAGGAAGAACTTCTTTTAAACTCTTTAATCCTTCAGGCATTTCATCATAAATATCCATTTCAATTAATTGTCTAAAATGTTTTCTTAGATGAGATTTTAATTGACTAGCCTGTTCGGAAGTTAGTTTAGGTTTATTTCTTGCTCCCCTAAATGCCTTGTATGCAGCCATAACTCCTGGATAGGAAAGACGCAACTCATACGAATTCTCTCCAGTACTTACAAGAACATGATGAGGAAACTTCCAAGTGCTTCTCTTTTTTACATCAGGAACTACTCCAAAAGCCTCTTTAATAGCAGAAGTGTTTCCACTTTCAGCTAAGATTTGTCCTATTCTAATCTTATTAACTTGACTCCAGGGTTTAAAATCTACCTTATGTCTGTTAATAGTAATTTTAGGTTTCTTTTTCTCTTCTTTTTTAATATTCTGTGCCATCTTATTTACCTCCTTCTCTAAAGGTATAATTGCTTCTGGTTTATCTCCTGAAAAAACAGGAGTTGCTTTATTTATTACTGCTCCTTTCTCAGAAGTTGTTTTACCATCTTCTTTAACTTTGAGAAATTTAGAAACATAATAATTAAGAGCAACTGCATTAGGATTTGCTGGAATAGAAACTAAAGAACATTCAAAAGGAAATAAATCTATAATTTCATAATGGTCAACAACCTTTTCACCATTTTCATTAGTAACATAAACAGGCTCTCTAACTGCAAAAGCTCCAATAGAAAATTTACTTAGAACACCTTCCTGTATTTTTTGCCAAATTTCTATTTCAGTTTTAGAAATCAATATTTTTACCCATAATCCTTTAGAACCCCAGGGAGTATCTTTAACTTGAGCATCAATAACTCTTCCAATAGCTCTATTTCTATCGTGATTATAAAGAACTGTATTATATTTTTCTTTTAAAATTTGAGCTGCTTTTCTTAGGGCATCTTCTTTTATAATATCATCTTCAGTATCTTGGTCTGTAGTAGCTATAAATCCTTCAATGTACCAATTTTTTTCTTTAGAATCTTCTTTAGCTTTAGTTTCATAAAACTCTTTAATAGTTAACTCAAAATAAAACTTATCTGAGTTTTTGTACTGTTCTAATTCTTTCTCTAAAGTATTAATATCCATATTTTTACTCCTTATTCCATAAATTCTGGCAATCTTTTAGGTTCTCCTGTTGATTCATCATATTCTACTATTTCATTTCCTAACTTTACAAAGCGTTTATTTCCACCTGCAACAGGAATAAGTCCTAATATTTCTCTAGCTTCATTAAACGATAGTACTCCTGTGTTTATCAAAGCACTTATTCCACGAGCCTTATCATAAAATTCTTGACTACTAATATCAGGAAGATTTAACAATTTGAACTTTACAGGAAGATTATATTCTTTTAAAAAGATTTCTTTAGTAAAAGCATCTTCAATTAATCTTACTATAGGTTCTATTAACCTTGATTGACTTATTTTATATGCTGTTTCACTTCCTGCCCTACTTGTAATTTCTTTTTCAGTTGGAACTTGAAATGCTTTATAAATTATCTGGTCAACTCTAGCAAGTAAGTAATCTATTTTATTTTCACTAGTTAAACTTCTATCTAGTTTAATCCAATCTACTTCTTGAGGGGAAATGTTTCTAATTACTTTAATTCTATTTCTAAGTTTAGGGTCTGTAAATTCTTTCTTTAATTTAGCGTAAGCTGCCTCACCTAGTTCTCCCAAAACTAAAATTCCAGGTGGAGTACTATCATCAAAGACATTATTTGCAATAAGTTTTGTTGCTAAAATCAAACTAGCAACTTCATCTAAAATTCCTTCTATAATAGGAATTCCATAATCATCAAAACTACTAGGATGTAATACTCCATATATAATATCTTCAGGTTTAAACTCTACTTCTTGCCCTTCTACTACTTGTCTAAATGCTACAAATACTCCTTCAGGACTTTTATCTATTACAAATTGAGATGGGTCTCTTGCATATAACTCAACTAATATTCCTTTTCTATTTCTAACTTTTTCAATACAAAACCTATCAAAAATTAGTAAGTCTCTAACTATACGATTTATTAAACTTTGTATAGTATCTTTTTTTCTGTTTAGTGAACTAAAAAAATCTTGAGCAAATTTTTCTAAAGCAAGTAAACTATTTTGAGATAAGTTCTTTTCTATAGGAATTAAAAGAGCTGTCCTAGAAGAAATTTCTGCAGCTATTCCATCTATACATTCTCTTAAACGAGAAGTTCTTAGATATAAATACCTTAGTAAATTATCGTTAACCCTTTCAAATTTTCTATATGGAACTAAGTGCTTAACAGTATTATTTAGAAAACTTTCAATTCCATCTACTTTTACCTTACTTTCTTTTTCCTTTTCTAAATCAGGAAGATTTAAATTTTCATTATTGTCGTTATTACTTGTAATTATGATATTCTTTTCCATAATGGAGTTCTCTCAAAGTTTTAGAAATTCTTAAATAAAAACTATCTTTTTCTTTTATGCTTGCTGTTTCTAGCTATATTAGCTAAAAAGTCTGCTCTTTCATTAAATTTGTTACCATTATGAGCTTTTACCCAAGCTAACTCTATAATGCAAAATTCTTTACATTTATTTAATACTTTACTAATTTTGTTAATAATATGAATGTTTTTCTTAGGTTTGTATTTTCCATTTAACACATTGATAGCATATTGACTATCAGAGTAAATAAAAGCCATTTTAGGTTTATGTTTATAAATAAAACAAAGAGAATAGTAAATGGCTAACAGTTCTCCTTGATTATTTGTATAATTTTTAAATTTTCTAAAATATTCAAAGATTATCTTATGTTTTTTGGGATGAACAACTACAAAAGCAATTCCCAAGTCATTTGAGTAAGGAGCTTTAGAGCTATCAGTATAGATGTAAATAGCGTAAGGGATTTTCATTATTTAGCAAATTCTTATTTTTACTATTGACTTAAAAATGTATTTATGGTATAATATAATTAAATAAGAGAAAGGAGAAGAAAAATGTTAAGACCTGTAGTGTGGGCAGATAACTTAAATAAATTTTTACAAAAAAGGTTATTTCCTAATAATGAACAGGAAGTTTATCTATTCTTAATATTATTTAGAAGAAAATGGTTAATTAATAGATTTCCTGAACACGAAGAATACTTTAGAAAATTGTTTTTAGCTGATGAAATGCTTTTATCTAAGTTTCTTATTAATTATACAGAAGAATCTAATTTAAGTTATGTTATAGCAAAAATAATAAATAAGTTATCTTTATTCCACGAAGACTTTTCAAAAGTTTATAAATATAAAGATGTTCAATATGCTTCAACTCAACTTTTCCATAATTATAGAGATGGTTTATCTTTAATGGTTACATTTAGACCTAGAAGTTTAAAGAAAGGATTTAAAAAATTTTTAAAGGAACTTTTTTATCGTACACTAGATAATCCTGAGAGTTTAACAGACATTTTTCTAACCAAATTAGAAAAGTTTTACTTAAGTTGTATTCATTCTTGTGGTTCTAATAAAAATCCTTACTTACTTATAGATTTTGATGTTGACTGGAATGCAAATAAAATACAGCTTAATGAAGGAACTATAACTATTCCTGTATCTTTTAGTAAAAGATTAGAATATTTAGCAGTATTTTGTGAAAGGCTAGCAGAAGTATTTAAAACTCTTAATGTAATAGGTAAAGTACAATATGTTTGTTCTACTCCTTCTTTGGGATTACATTGTATTTGTAAGTTAGATAAAACAACTGGTAAGCTCTTTTTTAAAGGAAGAGAAAAATTTCTTAAAAAAGTAAATGATATTACTAAGAATTCTGTAATATCGTTTAAAGAAATTAGTTTTAATTCAAATCAAGTATTAACGCATGTTCCTATAGGAATTAATCCTCAAGTAACAGATTTAACAATGTTTTTTAAGGATTAAAGCTATGTCTTCTTTAATTAAATCTTTACAAAAATTACAGTTACAAATTTCTGTTTATGATGAATTATTTCCCTTATATATGGAAATAGACTTATTAATAAGAGAATTAAATAATGCTATGATAAGACAGGATTTAATAGAAAAGGCTTATTGGTTAATAGATTTAGGAGAGAAATTTCTTCTTTATTTCTCTGAACAAGATATATAAAGGGGAGAAAAAAATGACTAAAAAAGTAGCAATAACTGGTGGAATTGCTACTGGAAAAAGCACTTTACTTAAATTAATAAAAGACTTTGGATTCCCTGTTATTTCTTGTGATGACATAGTAAAGGAGCTTTACTCAAGTGATAAGATTAAACAGCTTATAAAAAATGAATTTGGTAGCCAGGTTTTAAGTCCTGATGGTGAAGTAGATAAAAAAGCCTTGTTAAATCTGATTCTCAAGTCTAAGGAAAAAAGAAAAAGACTAGAATCCCTGATTCATCCATTAGTTAACAGGGAAATCGAAAAATTTTTAGAAATCTCTCAACAAAAAGGGCTTCCGTTAGTTTTCGTAGAAGTTCCTCTGCTATTTGAGTGTGGATGGGAAGACATGTTTGACGAAGTTTGGGTGATAACCTGTAATGAGGAAACCCAGAGGAAGCGAATTCTCGAACGCTCAATGGGAGAAGCCTTTTTAAAACTTGCTAATATTCAAATGCCTTTAAAAGAAAAAGAAGCTCTTGCAACAAGAATATTTTCTTCAGAGAAATCTATAGAAGAACTTAAAAAAGAATTAAAAAATGTTTTACAACAAATGTTTCATTAAAATAAATTATATACTAAGAAAAATAGATTTACCAACTTTCTACTTCTATATCTTCTTCTAAATACTTCCTATGCTTTCTCCAGTATTCACGAGCAAACCAGCTAGCCATAACAATATCATCATTTTCTCCAAATGGATACATAGTTAATTCTTCAATCCACTTACACTTACCACATTTACAATCACTTTCGTGTGGCTTTTTCCCCATAGGAATAATCCATCTTTGTTTTTCAAATTCTAAAGCCATAGCAGGAAGTCCTATTTCAGGGTCGTGTTTATTTCCACCTGTATAATGACTTTCTACAGGTAAATCTTGTTTAAACTCTTCTAGCCATTGTTTTAGTGCTTCCTGATACTGGTTACTTTCCACTACAATAACATCTACTTTCCAATCTTTATAAAGCTTCATAATAGCATTTACTGTTTCAGGGCTAGTCCACTTTCCATATTCAATGTGTAAAGCAACTAGTTTGTAATCTTTTTTCTTAGGTAACAATCCCATAATAAAAATAGCTGTATTAGCACTTTTCTTCTTTTGAGAAATAGCTAAATCTACTCCCATAATAATGTAATCACATTTTTTAAGATAATGCTTTGGGTCATTATATACTATACAATTTTCAATTTTTTCTTTATCAAAGACAGCATCTTCTCTTGAAATAGGTAAATTACCAAAAGCTCTTGCAAAAGCTCTAAGGGGCATTGAGTTATATCTTTCTAATAATTTTTCTTTAGTCCATCTTTCTTCCCAAATAGGTTCTAAAGTATTTAAGTCAATTCTATAGACTTTCTTATACTTCATTGGCTTTTCATGAAATTCCCAATGCAAATCCATTTGCGTCCAAATAGTTCCTATAAGACACCAACCATAACCATCTGGTTCAAGCAAATTTAACCAGTTATTATAAAATGCCTCTTTAACCATAGGAATTAATGCAGGATATTTAATTGTATTATTAAACTCTACAATATCATCAAAAATTATATAATCGCTATTATGTAATATAGCCCAAATACTACAAAATGAATGTTCAGTATCAACACTTAAATCATAAACATAACCATTATAATCTTCTTCATAAATAGTCTTGAGTTCAATTTCTATATATTGATTTATTTCATTTGGAAAAATTAAACAATAGTTTTTTCTATTTTGTAACAAACATTTACAAGATACCCACTCTTTAATATTTTTTTCTTTATTTAATAAATAAATTTTATGCTCTGGAGTTAAAATAATTTTATTATTTTTATTATTTTTAGTTTCAATTACAATAACTTTTCCTTTATAAGGTCTTTTCCAAGTTTTTATAACCCTTCTAAACTTACCTTCTTTTGTTAAGACTGTATCTTTTGTAGTTATTTCTTCAACAGGTTTTACTCCATTAGAAGTAATAATCAAAGTTCCTTTTCCTACACATCTCCCCCCTGTAGCTCCTGATAATACACCTAAAGATTCTATTGTTACATCTTTACTCCAAATGTCTCTTTTAATTAAAATTTTATTAGAAGCCCATACATCTCCAGGTTCAAGATGAGGAAATATTTCCTTTAATTTTTCATTACCTTCAATTGCCTCTTTTATTTGTCTTAAAATATCTGCTGCTTTTTTATCAGAATGAGATACAAGTTTTATTCTTAAATTAGGATTATGTCCAAGTAGAAATAAAGGACGCATAACAGACATTACTGTAGTATTATGTGTAATAATTCCATTAGTAATGTGATTATGGTATTTTTCTATTTCTAATCCTATTGTAGGTTTTTTACCTTTATATTCTATTTTAACAATTTTATCCCATCTAATAGGAGCATTTAAAAGCATTCTTAATTCTGGAATATTTGGAAAAAGTTCTACTAATTTTCTTAATTTGTCATAAGTTATATCATATTTATTATCTATCCTTAATCCATAATATTTACGAATAAAATGTGGAGTTAAAGGTAAATATTGTAAAACTAATTGTCTAGGAATAGTAGCATAAGTAGAAGGAGCAGCATTTTCAACATATTCTAAAATATCTTCTGTTTTTTTATTTAAAACTTCTTTTAAAAATTTTAATTTAAATTCTTTACCGCCAAAGACAGTAATTGTATAATATTCTCTTGTATAAGATTGTCTTACACAAATATTAGAAGGGATTCCAATATATTCTAATAAAGTTTGAACTTGATATGCTAAATTTTTTGAAGTTGTAGTATAAGCAATAACTGTATCGTTTTTAAACTTTTGTTTTTTTCTTTTAACTTTACTTATATATCCATCACCAAGCCATAAATATTTAAGAAATAATTTAATATCTTCTTCAGGAGAATTAAATAGTTCTTTTGGGATTTCTTTTTCATAAGACCTTTTTCCATATAAATTATATTTCTTTAAAAATTCAATTAATTTTTTTCTTCCTTTAATTTCTTTTGATATATTAGTTATTCTATATTCTATCTCTCTTTTTGTTTGAATTAATTGACATCCAAATTCTAATAATGCTTCATTTAATTTATTAACTAAAAATTTGTTAGATTTAGTATAAACTAAATTGCCTGAGCTTAAACTACCATCTGCAATTAAACAAGCTAAAATTATAAGTTGATTATCTGTAAAATGCTTTTTAGTGTTTATTCTTGGAATATGAAGAGGAACTGCTACTTTTTCTCCAACAGTTAAACCTTCTTCTAAAGACTTCCAACCATCAGCAGTTAAAAAAGGATGATTAGAAGTTACTTCTATGCTTTTTCCAGAAGCAAGTTTTATTTCATATACATCTTTTATTCCATTATCAACAATTGCTGTAATTTTAGCAGAAACAAACTTACAATTTTCTACATCATATGCTATAATACTTTCACCTATTTTACAATCTTTTACTTTTTTTAAACTCCCATCTGTCAAAGTAATGACAGTGTCAAAAATCTGACACTTTGCATGAGAACGGGGAGCAAAGATTACACAAGGAGCACCTTCTTTCATTGCTTTAGTAGCTAAGGCGTGCCATTCTTTATGAATTCTACCTAATTTTAATCCAAATACATATTCACAAAAAGTAGGGAAGTGCTTTCTAGCTTTCTTTAATAGTAAAGTTTTTTCTAAGTTATTTTTAATTGTTAGTAATTTAGTTAATTCTTTATTATCCATAGCTAGCTGATTAAAAGGACTGCATATTTTATAGCTAAGTTTGGAGATTTCTTAAGTTTTATTTGATATAAAAAAACTTCTTGAGCGTAATACTTTTCAATCCTTTTTATAGGGAAGTAAACAAATCTTTTATCCTGCTTAAATAAAGGATTAAACCAAGCTCTCTTTCTAGCATAAGAAGCTGGGAATGCAATTTCAAATTTTTCTGGCATTTTGTAAATAAAATCCATAGTTCTCCATTGTACTACATAATTATCTTCTGTCAATTTAGTTTTAACTAGAATTTCTTGTTTAGTAGCTACTTGAAAATGAATGATTTCATTTACTTCTATAAAAACTTTATACATATATCCACTATATTCAAAAAAAGAAAAATTTTCAATTACATCGTATGCTCCTGAATAAGTTAATACTTTATCATCATACTCAAGCAAAGAAATTAATTTTTCTCCATTATTAGTAATTATTTTATTATCATAACAAATTCTATTCATAATTAGTCTTCCTCTAGTTCAAGTTCGTCTAAAAAGTTTTTCTTTGACTTTGAAGATTTAGCTAATGATTCTAGTTCTGCTTCTTCATCTTTATCTTGAATAGATTCTAGTTTTTCCTGTTGTACTTTCTCTTCTATAGCTTTTTTAAGTTCATTATCTTTTGTTATAGGATTAGAAAATCCCTGTAAAATTTCATTAATTTTTCTTAGTGTTTGTCTTATTTCCTTTTCTTCCATACTAGTAAAGTCTAAGTCAATTTCAGATTTGCTTGTCGCTCTTCCTAATAACAATCTCTTTTGTTCAAATATCATCTTTAATGTTTCCATAGCTTCTTTCCAAGAAGAAGGTTCTAAGTCTTTTTCTACAATAGCACGGATAGTTTTTTCTAAAAGTTTATCTAAAAGCATTAAGTGGGCAACATCATCTTTTAGTAAACTGTCATTTTCTAATTTAGATAAAATAACTTCCCACTTTGCTAACTTTTCTTGCATTTTTTCAATTCGTTCATCCCACTTATCTTCTTCTTTCCACTTTAATAAAGTAGAATATCCTGGCATTCCAGGAAGTTCAGCCACTGCTTTTAGTGAACCTAATTTTTTATATAACTGAAATGCTTGTTCTCTTTTAATAAGTTCTAGGTTCATTTTAGCCATATTGTTTATCCTTTAGTAAATTTTTTAATCGTATTTATTAATGCTTTAATATCTATATCATTATCTATAGAATAAGATATAGGACTACTTTTTTCTATGTAAACTACATTATCAGAATTATCTAAGTAAGAGGAATACTTTTCTAAAATCAAAAGAATCCCTTCTTTTGCTAAATCGGATTTAGTTCTTCCTAACTTTTTAGCTAACTGTTGTAGTTTAGAATCTAGTTCTTGGGAAATGAATATGTGTAGCTGTTTACTCATAGCTAACAAATTCTTATACAAAAATTGTATATATTCTTACTAAATAACAAGAATTTTTAAAGTAATATTATTGACAAAATATATTTATGAAGTATATTTATATACAATAACACAATTTAGGAGAAAAGTATGAATAAGGTGCAAAAACTATTTCAAAAAGATATAAAGAAAAGACAAATAAAACCTTTACCCGATAAAGAATTACATCAGTTATTAGTTAAGGCAATTAAAAGTGAAGATGAAAAGGAAAGAAAAGAAGCAAGAAAAAAGATAATAGAACACATCTTACCTATAATAATTAGCAAGTGTAAAAAGTATTTCCCTGAAGATTATCTTATAGAAAATACAGATTTTATCAATGAAGTTATTATGTTAATAATGGAAAGGCTATTTAAAAATTTTAGAATTGATGAACAAGAAGAAGGAAGATGTGCATTATTTTTTAAAGCTATGCAATTTTACTTTTTATGTGCTTATAATAGTTTAAAGAAGAAGTATTTTGGAACAAGTGATGTTAAGTATAAAGAATTCTTTAACTGGAAAGCTAAAATTAGTGATAAAGACTATGACATTTATAAAATCCGTATGATAGAAAATTATTTTAATAGTAGTAAAAAAGAAGTGTTAGACATAGATAATTGGGAATACTGGGCTATGGAATTAAGTGAAGACATAGGAAGTGATTCTAACTTTGAAGTAGATAAAATAGGGGATAGTGTAAGTGAAGATATGTTATCTACAATGCAGTATGTTCCTGATTATGATGAAGAAATAGAAAAGAAAGAAAAGTTTGATTTTTTGGTTAAAAAAGTTTTACATAAATATTCTATATTAGAAAATATATTTTTACACATTGAAAATGTTTTGTTTTGTGGTTTTTATATAGAAAAATCTAAAGTAGTGAAAAAGTTAAACATTTCAAAAGATATGTACTCTAAACTAAGAAGACAATTTTTAGATAATTTAACAAAGGA